AACAGTTAGCGTAACAGTGCGTAACACTTCGTAACAGTTGTGCTATTTTATTGTTTATTATTAGATACTTATTAAAACGGCGTTTTTGTGACATACTGTTACACCCCGCCTATTTTGTGCTTATTTCGGGCCAACCATAAAAACCCGTCATTTATGGCCATTTCACCCTTATTTAAGAGTCCGTCCCGTGCCCGTTTATAGGACTGTCTTTGGTTGCCCGTATTTGTTTTTCCGTAGTAGTGATCTTTTAAATCATCTTCATTAATGCACCATCTTGTGCCGCCTTGAGGCCACCCAGCGCCGCTTGGATTTTCTTTTCCTATGTGCTCACCCCAAAGCTGAATAAAGCATTCCATGAGGATCTTTTCATTTGGGCTAATTTTTACTTTAGCTTCTGCTTTACGTTCATCAGAAACGGGTATGATATGGCAACTTGTAACCGGGTCACCATCTTCATCTTTACCTAGCTCCACCGTTTGCAGCTCAAAAGCAAATTCTTTATTGGTGGCAATGTCACGTTGTTTAGTTGCTTTGGCAAATCTTATGCCTGTTGTTTCATCAACGTCTAATTCTATTTCTGTCGATGTCGCGGCTCTTAAGGAACTATGGCCCCTAGCTCCGGCCTCATTACCAGCTTTCCCGCTATGGTGCACTGTAAGCACGCTGCATTGGCCGTGAATAGCTAAGCTATCGCTATTAGAAATATATGAAGTCATAGCCTCTGGCGCGTTTTCGTTACCCCCGGCCATAGCTCTACTAAGTGTATCGATGATTATTAATTCAATTTTACCATGTGTTTCTTTGACCATATCAATAATGTTAAAGAGCTTTGGTAAGTCTGCATTTGGGTCCAGCATATTAATAGGGCTTGGTCTAATGGCTAGGGGCACGTTTTTATCACCGTAAAAGTCTTGCACGGCTCTCATACGTGCTAAAAAGCCTTGCCCACCTTCACCCGCCAAATAAAGAACGGTTCCTTGATTAACTCTATTACCGTGCCAATCCCGTCCAGCGGCTATGTGATAAGCCAGGTCTAGGGTAAAGAATGATTTACCCACGTTAGATTGCCCATATACAACGGTCATTTGCTGAGCGCCTAGCCAGCCTTTAATGAGATAGTTTGATTTCAAGACGGGTTCAGCATCATCTATCCAAACCAGCTCATCTAAAATGCTTTCAGGTGTAACCAGTTTGTTGAGTTGGTCAGCTACGGCTTTTAAACCAAGACTTACATGAAGGTCATTAAAGTCTGTGTTTTTAGCTTTAGGTACTGCATACGGTCTACCAGTCTTTCTAGCGGCTTCCTGACCCCCGCCATCAGCATCGTTATCAGCGGCTACAAATACATCCAATTGTGGCCATGTTTCTGCTAGGGCTTCACAAACTGGAACTAAGTTTGATTTATCCAAACCAAAAAGCACCGGGGTAGGGTCACCGTTAGCTTGAAGCGCCATTCTTATTGAAACGCTTGTGGCCCATCCCTCAGCTAACCAGACTTTGCCGGGTGTATCTGTGTCTAGGGTTCCTACTACCCCAAATATTCCTGAACTTTTTGAAAGTCCCTTATTAAATCTTTTACTTGAGTCCGGGTATATAGTTTGAATACCTATTTGCTCTTTTTTGGTATTAAACAACGGAACTACTACGTTGTTACCGTCAAGCTCAGCCCCTATAAGGTCCACTTTCTTTTTTATATGGTAAGGTAGCAGATCATCAAAACCATGCGCTGTAGCGCTGTTTATAGGCACTACATTATCATTTTTCTGGTTAGGTACTGGCCAGCAACCATCATGTTCAAGAATGGAAACTATATCTGAGAAGCTTTGGCATTGCCGACATTGAAATTTAACTAAGCCGTCTGAGCTAGGGTTTATCCAAAACCTAGTGCTTGGCCAGTCATTATGACCGCAACTTGGGCACGCTCCATGCCATTCTTTTGACCCGGAGCCCTGCGGCTTCAGGTCATATCTTTGTATTATTTTATCAGCCCATTCAGACCAATACGCTTTAGGGTAATCATCCATTAGAAAACCTAGAAAGGAATTTCATCTTCAACACCCTGCAATGATGGGTGAATACCTATTTCGTCTTTCTTTGGTGCTTCAGCTTGACCAAACGGGTTAGGTGCGCTTGCTTGACCGCCAAAAGGGTTAGCTTTTTCAGGTGCTTTTTGCACTGGCGCATCAGGCATTAAAGATGGTTGAGCTGTTGCACTTGATCCAGGCGCTAATATATCCTCAAACCCGGTTTTGGGTGCTTGACCTACTAAGTCTTTAAATGGGTGCTCTTTGGGCTTAGCTGGTTCAAACTCTTTACGCTCAGCCAACTCACTTACCAGTAGTTCCTCTAATCTTAGACTTACACCCGCACTTGCCGCTGCCCACGGGTCTATTTTTATATTTGCGTGACCTTTTGAGTGTTTGGTTAGCTGAAAGTCATCAGGGTACTCTTTACCCGTAGCATCATATTGGGATGGTTTTGTTTTAGGGTCACCAAAGCAATTATTATTAGTTTTGACAATCCAGCGGTCACCATATTCCTCACGCTTTTCAAATATGTGCTTTAATTCTGTAACAGGCGTTTCGGCCTTAAAACCAGTTTCAGGATTTGTTAAATTTCTGGTCCAAGTTTTACCTTTAGTTTTCGGATTGTTTGCAAATGCTTCACCCATTGCTTTCGCTAATTCTTGCGCCTGTTCTTGGGTGACCAAAAAAGCGCATTGATAAGCGCCACGTTTATCAGTTTTTTCCACCCGTTCATCAAAGCCCATTCTGCTTGGGTCAAATGGATTAGGAGCGTCTTTATTATACCAATAAGGTACATCCAATTTCGGCCAAATAATCTCCACGTTTGATAGTCTAAAAGTCATCTTAGTCCTCACTTTGTTTAAAATATTCTGGTAAAGGGTGCACTGTGTAGTCACCCCAATTTGTGGGGTATTCACCCCTTTGTTTTGCATGAAAAAGGTCTACTAACATTCTGTAAACTTGACCTTTTCCATACTGTATAGCTTCATCATCAAGCATATGATAATGCGCTAAATACGGGTAAGTTTTTTGCACTGCTAAGAAGCTAAAATGATCTATTTCAATCCCAGCTAATTCTGCGACCATCAAATAATAACTTGCTTGCACGTAGTACAATCTTTTCCAGATTTCTCTGTTAAACCCTGACGGGCTTGCGTCTTGGGTTGTCTTTACATCACCCATAATTCTTAGTTTTTTTGAGAAAATATCCGGGCGGCATTTTAGCATTAACCCGGACTCGTGCTCTACAAATATGCTTGCTTCACAAATGCGGTCTTTGGCGTTTAATAATTTGGCACAAGCTGGGTCATTTCTTAA